CGTACTTTCACGCTGAGCGATGGCAGGCAAATTACTTACACCAGATTAAAACCACAGAAACCACAGCGCCGCCATCTGCTCCTATCTCAGACTAAGGGCATCCGAACCAACACCAACAGAGGCAGCATAAACACCAAGCATGCCACCCTTATCTGAGCGAGCACTCGCTACCCCTGTTCCGCTTGGAGCAGGGTTTTCTTATGTTATTTTTTTTTATCGCGATAGCGATGCGGTTTAAAAAACGCTTAAGTCCCTAACCTACAACGAACCAAAATCGAGAGCTAAATATTATTGCTTTCAAAAATTTTTTAGGAGGCCAAAATGCCACAAAGGTACATTCACAAAAACGGAAAATCAAGACTTGATAAAAGATGCAAACAATACAAGTCTCAAAAGAAAGCAGCTGGTGTTGCAAAGCGCACTCGTAAAAAAAAGTGATGTAAAAAAATTGCCCAATAGGTTGACTCTGGGCCAGGTTTATGTTATACTATGAAGGTAAACATATAAAACAAACAATGATTGAAGGATTTGTATTAACACTCGTATTGATGACTTTTTGTATAGGCTCATCATTTGCCATCGTGAACTTTGCATCTAAAGGTAGGTTCTTTTAATGGCGGTTTATAACGACTATGAGATTCGTATAAACATTAATCAGTTGATTGAGAAGAGGATCCCTTGTTGTGATCTTCTTCATCCTGATCATTGTTTGACAGAGAAACAAGTAGCAGAGATTGCACATGATGTTCGTATGGACATAGACTTACATCCTATCTACAAGCAAGTGGATAAACATATCATGGCATACTGTGAAGCAGCTGGTATTGATAATGCTGACCATTGGGTTGAAGAGAAACTTTTAGACTTACCTGATGAAGAAGGTATCTCCTTTGAATAGTTAAGAGAATATTATGGCAATATATAAAAATAGCAAGATAGAGATTGACTTGAATGAGTTAGTCGAATGTAGATTAGGCGTCTTGAATCAGAACCTCTCAGAGTATGAGGTTGAACAGATAGCGTCTGCATTACAGTACACTCTCACTTGGGATACTCTCTATCATATGGTAGATACTGCTATACTAGATTTCGTTGGTATGAATCCTGTTGAATATGGCAGTACAATGAATGAAGCGTGGTTGTTAGAGATTGAACGCAATAAGAAAAAGTTCAAGATGGTAGAGTTAAAAGGAGGTTCATGGACAATTCAAGTACCACAACGGATCAAGGAGTAAAATCCTATCACATTTATTTCGAGGATAAGTGTTTGTTTAAGAATTTGAATCAAGAAGAGTTCAATGTCATATGGGGCAAGATCTACAGGTCTTATCATACTGATAGCTTGTCGTTCTCTGTCTGTATTGGCGATGAATGTATAAGGGAGGATCAAAGTTATTAGTGGCACATGTCTTAGATCATTTAGAGCAGTATACTGCTGATTGGATTGATTGGTTACAGAAACCTGATGATGCAAACAAGGGGGATTATAAAGGCCCTCGTTGTCCCTTTAGTAAGAAGGCGAAAGATGATGGCCGTATGAAGTTGGTCAAGGTCTTTGACTATTTCAGCGCGTACGACTACTGGGAGGTGGTTTCAAGAGAGTGTGAAGCCTTTGATGGAAGTAATGATATTGTCATAGTGGCTGCAAAGTCCAACGCTAATAATATTAACCCAGATCAAATGTCTGGCGGCGTCGATGGACTTAACACGTTTCTGAATCAACAGGGAAAGGATTTATGGTTGTTGACAAAGTTAGATGAGATGTTTACCATTGTGATGATACAAAAAATCAGCGCGTTGGACGATACTTCAAAACAACTGGAGGCCAAGGGATACTACATAGGAAGATACACTGATGCTATGATGGAAAAGGTAGTAACTGGAAGACGTAAATACAGGGAAAGACTATGAAGTATTGCGAACCATCTGAACTGCCCAACTTTGGAGTGATTGAGGCTGAACTTGACCAAGAGGATATTGATTACCTGTGGAAGATTGTACACAAGTATTCTCACGATGCCAAGTGGGAAGGTAATCGTTTAATAAGTATCGAAGAGGATTCCAAACAATTTCCAATCAATGATGATGAGAACTTGTTTCAAAACAATGTATTGAAGCCCTGCACCGAAAAGTATTTTGATACTTACGGTTGCCCATTTAAACTAAAGACAACACATGCACATGAATTGGCATTTAGTCGTTTCTGGTGTCGTGCATCACTTGATGGTGATTATCAAAGTATTCATGATCATCAAGGCATCTTTACGTTTGTAGTATGGTTGACCGTTCCGTTTGAGGGAAAAGACGAGAGACAGGTGCAAGCTGGATTCAGACCAGAAGCAAGTGACTTTGTATTAGTTTATCCTGACACATGTGGACAATTACAAAAAAGAAACTTTGTGCTTGGAAAAGGTGCAGAGGGTAAAATGTTGTTCTTTCCAAGTGACATAAATCATATTGTATACCCACATTACACCACTACAGAATATCGTATTGCACTTGCTGGAGATGTTGCTTTGAATAGTATGGCTCTTGGATCAATCATAAATCCTGTAGAGGATAAGAAAAGAATTTTATAGATAAGTTTATAATGAACATTTCTACTGAAACAATGCAAATAGAGGTCGATGTAAAAGAGCTTGAATACATCTACGAATCAATCTCGTTTAGATTAGAACACGACAACCATTTAATGTATCATCCTGATATAAGAAAAGACTTAGAAGATATGATGGCAACGTGGGAAGATGAGTACCTATAACGTATACATTGGCGAATACCTAATTATGGAGAATGTTCCAGGCCAAGATGTAAAAGATAAGATGGAACATGTAAGAGCATTTTTTAATTATTATCCCGATGATGAAAGCCGTAAAGAAGATATAAGGATAGTAAAGAATGAAGACTAAAAAAGTTGAGTTGCCTAACTACGGTATTCTGGATATTACGTTAGACAAAAAACATTTAGATCATCTACATCATCTAGTCGAGAAATACGAACCCGATAATGCAAAACAACAGTGGATGCTAATTGATGATGATAACAGGTTTCAGAGAGAAGTTTTAAATACAATTATTTCAAATTACATACAGGAGTTTGGATATCCAGAAAAGTTAAAGACCACACATATCCATGATCTTACATTCCAAAAGTTCTGGGTAAATTATACTGGCGTTGGAGAATATCAAGCATTACATAATCATGATGCAATCTGGTCATTTGTAGTCTGGTTAAAGATACCGTCTGTTGCAAAGGATGAACAGAACGTGCCTCATACAATGCACCCAGAGGCAGGAGATTTCATTCTAACCTATACTGATATTATAGGTAGAACTAGAAAAGTAAATTGGAAACTAGAGAAACAATACAATGAAGGGCATATGTTACTGTTTCCAAGTGATTTGTATCATGCGGTTTACCCCCACTTCTTGACGAATGAAAAAAGGTTATCTGTATCAGGCGACATCGCAATAAACAGTATGGCTCTGAAGGGAATTTATGAACAACACATGCCGTTAGGCCCCTGTAATAGTCAGGAGTTTCTCAAAAAAGGTTCGGGAAAAGCACATATATAATATAACACTATGGACAAAATGATTTGACCGTGGTATACTTAATAATGTAATTACAACATGTTATGGCAAAAGGATTTACAGTAAAGGCAAATGCTCCCAAAACTAAGAAAGTCGAAGATGACTTTAATTTAGAAGAGGCAAAGGCATTAGCCAAAGGTAAAGCAATAGTTTTCTGTCTGCCAGGTAGAGGAGTTTCTTATATTTTCCTAAAGAACTTCGTTCAACTATGCTTTGACCTCGTGCAGAATGGATCGAGTATCCAGATCTCACAAGATTATTCATCAATGGTTAACTTTGCAAGATGCAAGTGCCTTGGTGCTAACGTATTAAGAGGCCCAGATCAAGTTCCTTGGGATGGAAAACTAAAATATGACTGGCAGTTATGGATAGACTCTGATATTGTATTCGATACAGAGAAATTCTATCGTTTAGTATGGATGCAAAAGGATATTGCTGGTGGTTGGTACTGCACAGAGGACGGAAAAACAACATCTGTTGCACATTGGTTAGAAGAAGAGGACTTTGCAAAGAATGGTGGAGTGATGAATCACGAAACTATCGAGTCAATCTCTCGTAGACGCAAGCCTTTCACTGTTGATTACACTGGATTTGGTTGGTTGTTGATCAAAAATGGTGTATTCGAGCATAAAGAGATGAAATATCCTTGGTTTGCTCCTAAAATGCAAGTCTTTGAGTCTGGAGATGTACAAGATATGTGTGGAGAAGACGTATCTTTCTGTTTAGACGCTAAAGAAGCGGGTATGGAAATCTGGATTGATCCAAAAATCCGTGTTGGTCACGAGAAAACGAGGATTATTTAAGATGCCAGAAGAAGAAACAAGGTATAGGGTTGTAGAATTAGGCACATCAGGGTGGTGTGTCAACGATCCTAAGAGAGATGTGGGTCTAGACAAAGATCAGGCAAGAGAAAGATTGAATTTTTACTTAAATGAAGGTATTTCTCCAGATAGATTAAGAGCTCAAATCGATAAATAAAAAGAAAAAGGTTAAAGATGGCAGATTCAGATCCTAAATTAGCTCCCCATAACGTAGAAAGTGCTGGTTTTAAAGGTGGCGAGGTAAAAGGACAGTATGACGTAAGCGCTCAAGCACGCAAAAAGGCTGCCGCAAACGCTAATACTGGTCAATCTCCACTCGCTGCTGGCTAAAAAATACCACAAAATAAACAAAGACCCCTCAAAAGGGTCTTTTTTTGTGTCTAAATAGAATTTGAATAGTATATTTGTCTATAATGAAGTTAAAAAATACTCCATTTGGCGGTTTTAAGGATGGTTTTATTGAAAAACCAGAAGAAGATGAAACAATTTTGCGTGAAGTTGTTGGCGATGACGCTAATGACAAGAAAAGAAAACAAAATTTGAGTGAATAATGGCAAAAATTGACGTTGAAAATCAAAGATCACCAGCTTTCAAGGATATTAGTCTAACTTTTACTCGACATCCTGTGACAGATGACATTGCCACGTTCACAAATGAGAACGCAATCAAGAGAGCAGTGTCTAATTTAGTAAGAACTAGAGTCGGTGAGCGTTTTTTCGAGTCATTATTGGGTAGTGCTGTAGAAGATAGTCTATTTGAACAGGCCGATCCAGACAATGCCGAGGTTTTGGAGGACGATATAAGACTTCTACTTGAGAACTTTGAACCCAGAGTCTCTAATGTTGGTGTATCAGTAGTTTATCCGTTAGATACTAACGAATTATTGGTACAAATTGCGTATGATATTGTTGGATTAACCGTTCCAAGACAAGATATAGAATTTGTTCTTCAATCAACTAGGATATAATGTCATTTAATCAGTTTACAAACCTAGATTTCCAGAGTCTTAGAGTACAAATCAAGGATTACCTTCGTGTAAATAGTGATTTTGCTGATTTTGACTTTGAAGGATCAAACTTTGCTACTCTAATTGACCTTTTAGCGTACAACTCATACATTACTGCCTATAATACTAACATGGCAGTCAATGAATGTTTCCTTGACAGTGCGACTTTGCGTGAAAACGTAGTTTCTCTTGCTAGAAATATAGGTTATATACCAAGATCAGCTAGATCTGCACAGGCTGTGGTTAATTTTAGTGTAGACTTAAGTACGAATGACACAAAAATTGTAACTTTGAAGGCTGGACAGGTAGCATTAGGTGTTCAATCTAATAGTAATTACATTTTTTCGATTCCAGATGACTTTGTAGCGACAGTTGGCGTTAATAATATCGCAGTTTTCAGTAATTTAAAAATTTACGAGGGTGTTTACCTCGAAAAATCATTTCAAATTGACTATAATCAACCAAATCAAAGATTTATACTTCCAAATGCTAATATTGACGCTACTTCTATTCGAGTAACTGTCAGATCTAGCACAAATGAGATATATTCTCTTTACAATAACATTTTACAGGTTGATTCTACCTCTAAATTATTCCTAATTCAAGAAATTGAAGATGAAAAATATGAAATTTTGTTCGGAGATGGAATTATCGGTAAAAAACCGCCTGCTGGAGCAATTATAACCGTATCTTACATTGTAACTAACGGAAGATTGGGAAATGGATCTAGAAATTTCTCATTTGTTGGAATTTTAAGAGATGATACTGATGCTACAATCACTTCTGGTATATCTGTGTTGACAACAACCCAGAAATCAGAGATGGGAGATGATATTGAAGATGTAAGTTCTATCAAATACTTAGCACCTCGTATATACTCCTCACAATACCGTGCCGTGACCGCAAATGACTATACAGGTATAATTCCATTCGTATATCCTAACGTCGATTCTGTGACTGCCTACGGTGGAGAGGAATTAGAACCACCTGAGTATGGAAAAGTCTTTATTTCAATTAAACCGAAAGATGGTGCGTTCTTATCACAGATTACAAAAGATGATATCTCAAGAAAACTAAAACAGTATGCGATTGCTGGTATCAAACCAGAAATTATCGATCTTAAGTATCTTTATGTGGAAGTTGATACAACAATTTATTATAATACTAACGCAACATCGGAAGTATCTGAATTAATCACTGCCGTAACCAAAACACTGACAACGTATTCTCTATCATCAGACATAAACTCATTTGGAGGTAGATTTAAGTATAGTAAAGTTATTGGACTAGTCGATGCCTCTGCTAGAGGTATTACATCTAACATTACTCGAATCAAAATGAGGAGAGACATAGTTCCTGAGTTGAATACTTTCGCAACATATGAACTTTGCTACGGAAATGCTTTTTATGACCAACCAAATGGGTATGGCATACGATCCACAGGATTTACAGTCAGTGGTATTGATGGAACTTTGTATTTGGGTGACATTCCTACCGCTGGGACGACTGTTGGTAAATTAGTATTCTTCAAACTTGTGAATAACCTACCACTAATCGTTAAGAACGATGCTGGTACTGTAGATTACGTTCATGGAGAGATTAATTTGGATGTGGTAAATATAACAGGTGCTTCACTCTCCAGTGGAGTCATTGAAGTGGAAGCAATACCAGATTCTAATGACGTTATTGCTCTAAAAGATTTGTATTTACAATTAAGTGTGCCGAACAGTACGGTAAACGCATTACCAGACGTTATATCTTCTGGAGAAAATACTTCTGCAACTGCATACGTTAAAACTTCTAGTTACGCTAGCGAATCAATCTATACCAGATAAATGACGGATATTAAAAGAGTAAAAATCTCTCATTTAATAGAATCTCAAATTCCTGAGTTCTTAAATCAGGAATCTCCTCTATTCAAGAGTTTTTTAACCCAATATTACGAATCACAAGAACACCAGTCTGGTATGACCGACTTAGCCAGCAACTTGGCGGAGTATCGGCAGATTGGTGCGTTTAATAATGAAACACTTATTGCTGAAACAACTTTAACTTCGTCTGCTTTCGCTGGTGATCCTACTATATTTGTGGAATCAACAGATGGTTGGCCTGACACTTATGGTTTATTGAAAATTGACAATGAGATAATCACATATACGAGTAAAAGCAGTGTTGCATTTCTTGGATGTGCTAGAGGGTTCAGTGGCATTGATCAGTTATCAAAAGAAGACGATGCTGAGTTTGCAAACTTTGCTCAGACTAGTGCCGAAGTTCATATTACTGGTTCTAAAGTAATTAATCTAAGTAATCTCTTCTTACAAGAATTTTTTACTAAATTTAAGACAGAATTTTTACCAGGCTTTGAAAATAGAGCTTTTACAGAGGGAACATCACTTACTAATGTTCTCACAAGGGCAAAAGACTTCTATATGGCGAAAGGAACTGATGCGTCATATAAGATTCTCTTCAAATTGTTGTATGGTCAAGAGATTGAGATTATAAAACCTATTGAGAGGACATTAATACCTTCCAATAACATATATTTTAAAACTAAACACGTTTTAGTTGAAAACTTGTTTGGCGGACAACCATTAGAGACTGTAGGTAACTTCTTATATCAAGATATTGCTGGAATCGGAACTGCGAGTGCTTCGATTTACAATGTAGAGTACAGACCAATAAACCAAACCGATTTTTA